ATACCACTGTTCCAGAGTTCACGATTGTACTCAGAAACAGGATCCTTGCCACCAGTCGTGGTCAGGGAGTTTTCGATATACCAACCACCAGGGCCTTGGAAGGCATGGGAGTACATTTTGACCCAAGGGAGATCTTCTCCATTAGGTGCGGGGAGGAAACGGATAACAGCATAACCGTTACCAGTCTTATCCATTTCGGGTTTCCAGAGACGGTCATCACCACCGCCACCAGAGTTGTTTACCTTCTCAACTTCTTTGACCAGTTTGGCGGTCAGAGAACCAAGAGAAGACTGCTTCTTAAGATCAGCAAAAGACATTCGGATTACCTCGGATTTGTACGTATTTGGCTTGTGTGTACTTCGTTATTCTACAGGTCAGAACCAGTCTTGTCAATCTGTTTCTTCATGGTTTCCAGGAGTGCTGACATGTTATTAAAGATAACATTCATATCAACATTCTCAGGCATACCCATAAGAGTAGCAGACTCACAAATTCGATTCTTCATTTCGATTGCGTCGGGATCATCAGACAAGCTAAGACGCATATAAAGAGTTTTCTGTTTGTTCAGAAGTCTCTCCAGCATCTCAACATGCTCAACTTTTTCCTCTTTGTTCATAGATGGAAACTTAAAAACATTGTTATAAATTTCCTCTTGAAGTTCTGAGATCTCTACCATCTCAGCACGAACAAATTCAGAATCAAAAAAACTCATTTAACTCCCCCTAAAACAATCTCCTTTAGAATCTTTTTGTATCGAAATACATCTATATGTAGGAAAGAAGAATATTTTTTTATTCTCAAACTTACGGTTTCCCACACTGGATCAGACAAGTGCTTATCAAAATCTTGTCTGTACCCAAGTATTCTATCAAGAATAACCATAGTCTCAATAGATACATCACCTCTCAGATAGGCTTTAAGGATTTCTGGATGGCGAGAACCATCCCTTGCGAACATAGAATCAAAGTTACCATCAGCAAAGACAGTTTCAATCTCTTCTTTAAAGATATAAGAAAGGGATTGAGTTCTTTTCTTCCATGCGGTGTATCTGTCATCGCCTTCGCGAATCATTTCTCCAATCCAAAGTTTGCTTGGATCGGCACAGGTAATAAAGTTGGATACAAAAAATTCGATCACTTCTTGGTCCGACTTGTTTCGCGCAAGTTTCTCAAACCAGAAGCGATCTTTTCTTTTGTAAAAAGATTGTACGGTCGCACGACTTTTTCCACAATACTTGTGGTAATCGTACTTATCTTTCGTGAAGTGATTCTTCAACGAAAGATATTGTTTATAAGCATCAAATGGCATCATTCATCAAAGTGGTAGTTTCGCTCTAGAGCTCCTCTTCAGAAAATTAAGTTCAATTGCTTCATACTTAATCTTCTCTTTTAATGGTTTTGAAATTAACTTTGAAACTGATTCAAGATCAATACTATTTTGATCGCAAAAATAAATCACAGCATCAATGTACGACATGTCACTATTGTTCGACACGACGTTTTCAATTTCCTGAGTAAATCTAGATGGGCAATAAAATTTCTTTTCTAATACCTTCTCTAGTTCATTCTCCATGTGCTGACCCAATATTGTGATGTACAAACTCTTTAATGTATCTAACTAATAACTTAATATAATCCCCTTTGTTTCTTTTGTCAAATACTTGAACTTCGCCACCAGGAGTAACCATAAGTGTGATGAGTTTTTTAATGGGGATTCCAGTCATCTCATAATAAGCAGAAGCATAAAACATCTCCTGAACAAAATAATTCTCAATCCATTTTTCAGGTTTGATTTTTTCTGATGTTTTAAAGTCGATGACTGCCAACTCTCCGTCATATTCGGCAATACAATCAACTCGGCCTGCGAGTCCAAAGTATTCGGAGTAGAGAGTTCTTTCGATAGCGTGTATATTATTTATCTTGTCCAATTCAGGTTTCAAATGATGAAACATGAACTTAGATGCTGGAAGATAATTATTCCAATCAAGTTCTTTGTTTAAAAGATAGTCCTGTGCTACTTCGTGGAAATCAGTTCCTCTTGCTGTTGCCTTCTTAGTAATACGATTTGCTTCTTCAATACCAACTCTTTCTCTCCACTTGACAAAGATCTGTCGGTTATAGAAAGAAGTCACAGACGTGATAGAAGGCACCCAGTCTCCATTAGGAAGATTATAGAGACGGATGCCATTCACTTCTTTTTTGTTCAGTTCAATTTCACCGAGATAATTATGATGAGTAAAGGTCATAAATTAAGTTCCATTTTAGCAAGTAGGTACTCTTTACAGAGGCCAGAACGAACGATGTCATCAACACCAAATTCGATAATATCAACCGATGGCATTGACCTAAGAATAGTCATAAAGTCAATGATGCCATTTCTCTCATTGGTTTTAATGAGGTCTGTTTGTGTAGCATCTCCACAGAACATAATTTTAGAATCTTCACCAACACGAGTAATGATTGAATCAAGTTCGTGGAAGTTTAGGTTTTGGAATTCATCAACGATAATGATTGCCTTGTCAAGAGTTGTTCCACGAATAAAAGATGTGCTCCAGAAACTAATCGTATCCTGAGCCTTGAGGTTGGAATACAACATCTCAAAGTCAGCATCTGTAGGCATCTGGAACATATACTTCACCATATTCTTATATGGAATTTGGTAAAGTGATGATTTATCTTCGTGGTCTCCAGGAAGAAAACCAATCTCCCTAGTTGCTACCAGAGAACGAACGATGTAAATCTTTTCGTATGGAGTTGTTTGGTCTAATACGTCGCACAGTGCGTTGTACAAGGTAATAAAAGTTTTACCTGTGCCGGCAGCACCGTAGGCAACAATGTTCTGATCTTTATCATATGATTCAAACAGAACTTTTTGGTTATCTGTAAGAGGATCAATATCTCTGAGCAAATCAGAGTTAATTGGTTTTTTCCTCTTCATCTGCTTAGCAGTCAATCCTACACCAATAGGTTGATCAGACTTCTTTCTTCTGGGCATACGTGATTAGATGGGGCGAACGGTTGAACCTGGAGCTTTAGATGCTTTACGAAGTACATCATTCCAACCTGGATGAGACTTCTTAAGTTTGTCATAGACCTCTCCAATCTCACCACTATAAGGTGCGGTGGATGGATCGCTCCAGTCTCTGTCCCATTCAGGATTATCCTTTTTCCACTGATCCCAGTCATGAACACTCATCGTTACTTCTTTTTGTTCACCGGTTTCTTTATTAACAACAGGATAAGTAGCCATAAATCAATTTCAAATATGTACTATTTAGGAATAGGTGTCAAACCCATTCCATTGCTTCAGCAACAGCAGGAAATTGCTCACAGAATACTTTCTTTGCACCAAGAGCAATATCCATATGTTCCTTCTGTGTACCGTGTCCTGAACGCAGATCGATGTAATGAATCCAAGAACGTACTGAACCCGTCATATACAGGCGTGTAGGCGTCGCTAAGGGCAATACAAACCTTGCACACTCCTTTGCTACTCCACGATCCAACATCTGCTTATACAGCGCCATAGAGGAGTCAAATAGAGTTTGCATTTGCTTCTCTAGAATCTGTACCTCGAATGGATCCAAATCATCGATAGAATTTTGACGATTCTTTGTATCCTGACGGCGGAGTTCGGGAAGAGGAATAGTATCTCCAAGAAGAGAACTATCAGCATATCGTTGAGAAAACTCTTGATATGTGAAAGAACGGTGACGCAGAATCTGGGCTGCAATACCACGAGTAGTATTAATCTCCAGAGTCATTGTTGCTTGCTCAAAAATACTCCAGTGCTGATGCTTGATACAATACTTCAGCAAACCAGAGAAGTTATCATTATCTTGATTGTTAGGATTACTTACCCGAGCACAGTATGCCATATGTTTCTCCGCATCAGGAGTCACACTAATCAACTTAATCGGGGTAACCATCATCATCTCCGTCATAAAATACTTCGTCGTAATCAGTAATGTGTTGTGAAATCTCTTCGTAGTTCATCTTATATGAATCTACATCAGAATAAACTTCTGACTTTAAGCAGTCTACCAGAGACTCGAGGTTTCTGACAATCAGCTTAAGCTTTTCTCTATCCATCTTATTGAACGCTGACAAAGCTTATTATACACAAAAAAAGAGGGGTAGTCAACCCCTCAAAAAGACTATTGTAGAATTCTCCTACAGATTCGTTTACACGTTCCTTGGTCGTCATCGCATTCAATTAGACAATTATAATAGTCGTTAATGAGATCTGCTTCCTCCACACTCCTATCTAAAGTATTCTCCAGTCTCATTAAGCTTTCGTTCCATCCTGCTAATTGATTGTATGAAATAAGATTATGCATGATAACCTCCACGATTGATTT